GGCAAAAAGCTAGCGCCGCAACCTGACCCGTTTGCGCGGGATGACTGAGCGTGAAGGAGGTGCCCTCATGGCCGACCCACTACGGACGAAGCCCGCCCTACAGGTGGTCCGTGAGGGCAACCCCGGCAAGCGCCCTGTCAACCCCGGCATTGTGACGCCCCCGGCTGAGCTGACTGAGCCTGACTGGGCTGTTGTCTTCCCGGGGTCTGCCGCTGGCATCAAGCGTTGCCGTGAGGTGGCGTCCGCTGAGTGGTCCCGGGTTATCCCAGTGCTCAAGTACACGGCCGGTATCGGCGCTGTTGACACTGTGGTCCTGACTGACTATTGCGTCTGTGTCGCGCGCATTGACCAGGGTGAGCGTTCCTTGTCCCGGGATGGCGTGCTGATGCAAGGCGAACGCGGCTGGCAGAAGAACGGATGGACCACGGTCCTAGGCCAGTACCGCTCACAACTTGCCCGCTATATCGGAGAGCTAGGACTCAGTCCGTCTGCCCGTGGGCGCATTCAGCCGCCTGAGAATGGGGGAGACGATGACGGGGACGTTTTCGACTGAGGCGCTAGACGCGCTGCCGGTCCCGTATGACGCGCTGATTGAGCTAGGACTTTCGCCCGAAGAGATTCAGGCAGCGGCTCAGTCTCGCCCCCTGGTGCTGGCCATGCAGGCTGACAAGCAACCGGGTGCCTACTTCAACGTGGATGCTGCCCGGCGTGCCATCAAGGCCACTGAGTCTTTCAAGCACACGAAGGGCAGATGGGGTTCAAGCCCCCTCAAGCTAGCCCCGTGGCAAATCGTCTGGGTTATCGCCCCCGTCTTCGGGTGGCTGTGGTATGACCCGGAGATTGAGCGGGAAGTGCGCGTGATCCGGTCCGTCTGGATTGAGGTTCCGCGTAAGAACGGCAAGTCAACCCTGTCTTCCGGCATTGGGCTCACGCTCCTGTTGGCTGACCGGGAACACGGTGCGGAAGTCTACGCGGCGGCTGGTTCGCTGCCACAGGCTGAGCGCGTGTTCGATGACGCTAAGCGAATGGCGCTGACTTCCAATGCCGTCAAGGGACGCGTTGAGGTCTTGCGCGGAGTCATCCGGGTGCCCCGTACTGGTGGCGTCTTCCGGGCGCTGTCCAAGATTGCCGAGACCGCCCACGGACTGAACGTGTCCGGGGCCATCGTTGACGAAGTCCACGTTCACAAGAAGCGTGACCTAGTCGACGCTATCGAGACCGGCACAGGCGCACGTGATCAGCCATTGGTTGTCTTCATCACGACTGCTGATGAAGGCGAAGAGGGTTCGATCTATGACGAAAAGCATGTCTATACGCGTCGCCTATCTGAGGGCGTCATTGATGACCCTGGTCACTACGGGGTCATTTGGGCTGCCGAAGAGGCGGATGACCCCTTTGACGAAGCCACCTGGTACAAGGCCAACCCTGGTCTAGGCACCAGCCCGTCACTGGCGTACATGCGCCGTGAAGCCGCTAAGGCGAAGTCCACCCCCTCTTACTTCCCAACGTTCTGCCGCCTGTCTCTGAATCGACGCATGCGCGCTGCAACCCGCTGGCTTCCTATGCCTATGTGGGACGCGAACGCTGGCGAAGTCGATGACAAGAAGTTCCGTTACCGGCGCGCGTGGGGTGGGGTCGACCTATCCGCCGTGTCGGACATGTCCGCGTGGGTCATGGCCGTTGAGTCTCGGCAGCCTGGTGTTGAGCTTGAGTTGATCTCCCGCTTCTGGCTACCAGAAGAGCGGGTTGACGAACTTGAGGCACAGCTACAGGTGCCGCTTCGGCTGTGGGTCCGGGAAGGCTGGATTCAGCTAACCGAAGGTGACGCCATTGACTATGCCGCGATTGAGCGTCAGATCATTGACGATTGCCGCCGGTTGAATGTCCAGCGCATCAGCTATGACCGCATGTTTGCCGGTCAGCTTGTGCAGCGTGTTGACCATAAGACCCGGGGCGTTGACCTGGTGCCGGTCGCACAGACCTACCTAGGCATGGGCCCTGGTTCGAAGGAACTTGAGCGCATGTTGCGTGAAGGCAAGATCCGGCATGGCGGGAATCCCGTGCTTCGCTGGCATGCCTCATGCGTAGAGATCCTGACGGACGGCAACGACAACTTCCGACCCGTCAAGCCGAACCGGCAGAAGTCCAGTGCCCGCATTGATGGCATTGCCGCTGCCGTGATGGCCATGGACGGATACGTCCGGCGTCCGCTCAAGAAGGCGCGTGCCGCTTCCGCTTAACCACTTCCGAAAATCCGTAGGTGCCGACCCGGGGAGGGCGCATGGCGCTGACGCCACTAGATGACCTGAACCGGCTGTACGGCAAGCTAAAGCGCCGTGCTGGTGCCGCTGAGGTCTGGTCCAACTACTACAACGGGAACGTGCCGCTTAAGTTCGCGTCCCCGGAGTTCAAAGGCCAGACCGGTTCGCTGTTCGATGACTTCTCTGACAACTGGTGTCAGGTGGTCCCGGATGCGACCGTTGAGCGCCTGGTGCCTATCGCCTTCCGCCTGAATGACGGGACGATTGACCCACAGGCGTGGGACGCGTGGCGACGGAATGAGGCTGACGTTGAGGTTGGCCTAGCCTTCCTTGAGGCGCTGATTGCCGGTCGCTCCTTCGGTCTGGTCTGGAAGCCGGACGGCATCAATACGGAGATCACGTTTCACGACGTGCGGCAGGCCATCGTTGACTACGTTCCCGGCAAGCGCCGTGTTCGTCGCGCTGGTCTTCTGCTGTGGCGTGATGGTGACCAGGAACGGGCCAGCCTGTTCTACCCGGATGCCGTGTACCTGTGGGTGCGGACGGTCGGTCAGCTAGACGGCTACGGACACGAACTGTCAGCCACCTTCGGGGGGTCTGGTTGGGTGTCCGCTGGCACGCTGCCTAACCCGCTCAAGGTGGTGCCCCTGGTGGCGCTTGAGAACCGTGCACGCTTGCGCGGGAAGCCCACCAGTGAGATTGCCAGCGTTGCCCCGCTACAGGACAGCGTGAACACCCTGTGGGCTCACCTGATGACGGCGGCTGATGAACGGGCCGTGCCCGCGCGTGCTGTGCTGGGGATGGACCGGCCAACCAAGGAGATCCTTGACCAGGACGGCGAAGTCATTGGGGAAGAGGATTTGCCCATTGACCGGTTCCGGCGTGACCGCCTTCTCTGGCTTGAGCGCGAAGGCGCACAGATTGCGGAGTTCAGTGCCGCTGACCTGACCAACTACACCAGCGTGATTGAGACTGCCGTCCGGCACATTGCTGCCCAGACGCGCACGCCCCCGTCTTACCTGACCGGGGAGATGGTCAACATCAGCGCTGATGCCCTGGTGGCTTCCGAAGCCGGGCTAGTGGCGAAGGTGCAAGAAAGACAACGCTATTTTGGCGCGGCGCTACGCGAACTGATGAGGCTTGAGGCGTTGGCGTCTGGCGACGCTTCCCGCGCTGAGGCAATCAGCATGGGGTCTGTCGTCTGGCGTGACGCTCAGTTCCGCTCTGAGGCTCAGTACGCGGATGCCCTGACGAAGTACAAGGCAATCAACGTGCCGGATGAAGCCCTGTGGGAGCGCATGCCGGACACCACGCCCGAAGAGATTGAGCGTTGGAAGTCCATGCGTGATGACCAGGCTGCCGCCATCGTTGGCGGGAATATCGCTGGCCTGTTTGGGCCGAAGCCGGATGACACGTCAGGGGATGTTGTCCCCGCTGAGTAGGGGGCACCATGGCACGGCGTAAGTCTCCGAAGAACATGACTGACGCTGAGCTTCTGGACACACTCAAGGAGATCAACCGCCAACTAGACGCTGTCATTGAGGCAGCCGGGTGGGATGACTCTGGTCCGGAAGCTCAGCGGCTCATGGCTGAGTCTGAGAAGTACGCCAGTGAATCCCGGGCACGCTCAGCGGCCAAGGATGCGGCTACGGCTGAGGCCAAGAAGGCTGCCCAGAAGGATGAGGCAGTCAAGAAGCGGAAGGCGAACGCTGCCGCTGGCCGGAAGTACACGCCGGATGACAAGGACATTGAGACTGTCCTACGGCAGGCGCTTCACGCTGAACAGGTGGCGGAAGACGGCAAGACCTATCGCGTCTACCTGGGCAACCGGTCGCGCAAGCAACAGCAAGCCATCCGGGAACTTGCTGCCGAAGGCTTCCTAAAGAAGGTTGGCCGGGGCGGCAAGTCCATGCTAGGTGGCAGCCGCGAAGCTGAGGCGTACAGCGGTCAGTCATTCGTCATCACTGATGAGGGCAAGGACCGGCTACGGGACATCCTGACTGCCAAGGGTGAGCCTTTCCCGGACGCGAAGCCGAAGCCCCCGACGAAGCCCGCTGCCACCATCAAGGCAACCCCTAGGCCGGATGCGCCGGGGGAGTCACGGCCGAACCTGAGAGAAGCCCGTGCGGGTAGCTCAACGGCTGCCTCACGGCGTTTGGCTGAGGCCCGGTACGAAGAGGTGGCCCGGACGTCCCGGGGCGTTGTGACGGCCGTACAGGAGATTTGGACCCACATAGCGCCTGACCGCATCCTGTCTGCCTTGCAGGGGGAGAACGGTCTAGCCATCCTCAACGCGGTCACCCTTGGCCAACTGTCAGCGGCTCAGGGCGCAGAGATGTTCGTGACTAGCGCGATGCTCAGTCAGGGCGCAGCGTCCAGTACCGCCGGGCTGTTGGTCCCTAGTCAGCTTGCCGGTATGGCGGCTGATGGCCGGTCGCTGGCAACCATGCTGTACATGCCCGGCATTACTACTTCCCGCGCGCTTGCGCTGGGGGCTACTCCGGAACAGGCGTCAGTCATGGGACTGAATCAGCTTGCCCGGATGGTGGCAACAACGATCACGGATACCGCGCGCACGGCTACGTCAGTCGCGATGACTGCCAACACGTCTTGTGTCGCCTACGTCCGGGTGGTCAAGCTACCGGCTTGCTCAAGGTGCATCATCTTGGCCGGTCGGCAGTACACGTACTCGGAAGGCTTCAAGCGCCATCCGAAGTGTGATTGCGGTATGGAGCCCATGACCCATGACGAATGGAAGTCACGGGAGACCGCACAGAGCCCCGAAGACCTTTTCAAGGCAATGACCCCCGAAGAGCGCCGTAAGCGCTTCGGCACTGCCGGGGCTGATGCCCTTGAGAACGGGGCTGACATGGGGCAGGTAGTGAACGCGCGACGCGGGATGGCTACCACCTCAACAGGCAAGCGCGTGACCACTGAGGGGACCACGAAGCGGGGCATTGGCGCTAAGGCGCTTAAGGCTCAGGGCTTCCAGAAGTCCGCCGGTAGTCGGTATGAGCGCGTGAAGGAAGCGCGCCTAATGCCTGAGCAGATTCTCAAGCAAGCCCACGGCAACCGTGACTTGCAACTCGCCTTGCTTAGGAAGCATGGCTATATCACCTAGGAGCGATTCCGAGTGAGCGACACCACCAGCACCAGCGCTGAGGGCACCACGGCTGAGGGGACTGAGTCCACCAGCACGGAGGAGACCGGCACCAGCACCACCACGGAGACCAGCGCTGAGACCAGCACTGAGACCACGGGTGAGGCGGAGCTAGGCGACGCTGGCAAGAAGGCAATCAAGGCGGAGCGTGATGCCCGCAAGGCTGCCGAGAAGGAGCGCGACACCCTCAAGGCTGAGGCTGACCGGCTACGGCGTTCGAACGCTGCGGTTAAGGGCACGGACCTTGAGGCCATCAAGGCGGAGATCCGGGCGGAGTTCACTGCTCAGCTTTCGGAGACCACCATCAAGGCTGAGGCCAAGGGGCGGCTACATGACCCGTCTGACGCGCTCCTGTACATCAAGCCCGCTGAGGTCAACGGTGAAGACGCCATCAAGGCAGCCATTGACCAGCTTCTCAAGGACCGGCCGTATCTAGCGGCTCAGGAGTCCGGCGGGAAGCCGTGGGGTGATGTTGGCGGGGGCAAGACCCCTTCCACTGAGCCTGAGCCTGCCACCCCCGAAGAGCGCATGCGCCGGGCGTACGGCAGCAAGTAACCACCTCCGGTTTTTCGGAGGTGACCCCATACCTAGGAGATAACACATGTCCCTAACTCTGGCTGAGGCCGCGAAGCTCTCTCAGGATGACCTACAGCGTGGTGTCCTTGAGACCTTCGTTCAGGAGTCCCCCCTACTCGACCGCATCCCGTTCCTGACGATTCAGGGCAACGCCTACGCGTACAACGAAGAGGCGACGCTACCGGGCGTTGAGTTCCGCGCGGTCAACGGTTCGTACTCTGAGTCGACCGGTACCGTCAACCCGAAGTCTGAGAAGCTGGTCATCCTGGGTGGTGACGCTGACGTTGACCGGTTCATCGTCCAGACGCGCGGCAACCTGAACGATCAGCGTGCGGTGCAGACCCGTATGAAGGTCAAGGCGGCTTCGTACAAGTTTCAGGATCACTTCATCAACGGTGACACGGCCGTTGACGTGAACGGCTTTGATGGTCTCAAGAAGCGTCTGACCGGCGCCCAGGTCATCCCGGCAGCGACCAACGGTATGGGCCCGGTTGCTGGTGGACACGACTTCTTCGACGCGCTAGACGCGCTGATCGCTCAGGTTCCCGGCATCAACGGCGGCAACGGTGCGCTGTACACCAACGCGAAGGTGATTGCCAAGATCAAGTCTTCGGCCCGGCGTCTGGGTGGCGTTGAGATGGTCCGTGACGCCCTGACTCAGAAGATGGTTGCCACGTACAACGGCATTGCCCTTCTGGACATTGGCCAGACGGCGGCTGGTGCGGACATCATCCCGCAGACGGAGACTCAGGGCACGGCTTCCGGCACGGCTTCCAGCATCTACGCCGTGAAGTTCGGTACCGCTGAGGGTGACCAGGCCGTGACCGGTCTGACCAACGGTGGCGTTCAGGTGCGTGACCTGGGTGAGCTTGACACGAAGCCGGTTTACCGGACGCGTCTTGAGTTCTACACGGGTCTTGCCATCTTCGGTGGCAAGGGTGCGGCCCGTCTGACCGGCGTTCTCAACGCGTAAGGAGGTTGGCTCTTG